CCCTAGTATACTTTAGATTTGTTGAATTGGACATGGTCGACAGCCATGTTTCATGAATTGCCGTTTTCGTAGATTCGTAAAATTTGCAAAAATTTGAAAAGAACGCCAGGGCTTTCCCTGGCGTTCTATCATTTCATCATTTCTGTATAATAATACTATTAGACTGAGATCTTGCCATGTATTCATAGATGTAAATCATCGCAAGACTAGTTAATTTTAGATTATTGGAGTATATAAATGACTCCCTAGGTGATCCCTAGTATACTTTAGATTTGTTGAATTGGACATGGTCGACAGCCATGTTTCATGAATTGCCGTTTTCGTAGATTCGTAAAATTTGCAAAAACCAACCTTATATATAGCTCTTGAATGAGCCTATTTTATGACTTTTTATGAAAAGTCTTCTTTTTGGTGTAACACAAGCCATTTAGAATATTTCAAATATGTGATCCCTGATCGTTATAAAATTGTTATGGATAATAACGATATATGCTATATTTGATATGTGTGATCCTATCTTTCTATTTAGAGAGACCCGTGATCCAAGCGGTCCACTTAACAGCGCATTTTAGGATTGAGAGATTCGCATGCGTTTATTCCTCTCTCGCGAATACCGATGAAACAACTGTGATAGATAACAGCGCGGAAACCGCGCAAGAAATTTCGCAAACAAAGGTAGAACAATCTACTACTCTAGATCAAAGAGTCGTTCCGTTGGCCACTGGATATTTGGATGGATCTAACGATCTTCCTCCTCCAGTGTCGATGGACGAATCTGAGTTCTCGCATTTAGATGTTCTAAAACAGCCTATTCGCCTGGCAACGGGCGCGTGGGCTTCCACAAATAGTGTAGGCGATAACCTACTCAATGTTGTGGTGCCTGATGTTTTCGGAGCATTTCCCACTATACATAAACAACTTCTGCAATTATATGCGTTTTATAAATTTACTCTTCGTTTTAGAATTGTAATTAATACAACGCGTTTTCATTGTGGAAAGTTGATTGCATTTTACGACCCAGTCAATACTTTTGGAACAGGACTTGATAGATTAGCAAATGTGTTTGCTGCGACCGGCTATCCTAACGTAAAGTTAGATGCCGCGAACAGTAACTCTGCTGAAATTGATGTCCCGTTTGAAAATATTGTCTCTTATCTTACCACGAATACTACTGAAGATTCTCCTCCTATGGGAGCACTTCGGATTTTAGTATTTAACCCTTTGCAATTACCGGTTGGCTCTACGGATCCTATTAATTTTAATGTTTTCGTATCCGCCGCTAACATTTCACTTCATCTGCCCATGCGACCACATGTGGCACAATTTTCGCTCGCCCCTACATTCCGTGCAAACGGTTTGTCTGATGTTTTAAAAGTTGGCAAAAGTGTAGCAGGCACTGTAACAGGTGCTTGGGCTGATGTGAAGTCGGGGAATATACTAGGCGCGTTAAAACGCGGCTGGGAATTCTTTACTTCAGATCGACCTACTGTTGCTGACAATAAAATTCAAAATTGTTTGACCAATGTATCGCAGATTGCTACGATGCAAGGGTTAGACGGGAGTGTACGTCTTGGAGCAACTCAAGACGGGCATTATTTTGAAACCGAATTTTCAACAGCCCCTAAAACTGATATGTCAATATACGAAATTATTAAGAGACCTATGTTGGTAAAGCAATTTACCTGGTCTAGCAGTAATGCGGTTGATACTCAATTAACTTCATTATCTGTTGTTCCTTCCATATGTAATTTTACTCCTAATACACCAACTGGATCTGGATATACCCGATACGACAATACCTTTTTATCGTATTTCGCTACAATGTTTGAATATTGGAGAGGTAGCCTCACGTTTACATTTGAGGTTGCTTCGACAAATTTTCATGTTGGGCGTTTTATGATAGCTTTTGAACCCAATACAGGAACCATCCCGCTTTCGGGCGTTGGTGTTACCTGTACCGATTTTTCAAACAACCCGTTTTATGTTTTCGATTTGGAACAACATAAGGAATGTTCTGTAACTATTCCTTATGTTGCTTCAACTCCTAGAAAACGTAATACACCCTATCAATGGGTATCTAGTACATTGCATGATTATGACACGTTAGGATATTTGAACATTTTGGTGCTAGATCCACTAGCAGTTACTGAATCAATACCTGACACAGTCGTGATTAATGTATACGTTTCAGCTGGCCCCGATTTCCGTTTCTACGGACCTCGAATAAGAGCTGGCACTAGATTCCTTGAAGATTTTCCCCCCCCACCACCAATGCGAGTCAACGCTGGAGAAGCCTCCGACGTTGTTCTTCGTGAACCACAGAAAACGAATTACCTTGTGAAAGGCGCCAAAAGCGTTGACACACCTGATTATTTTAATGAAGAAATTAACGATGTACGTGATCTCGCGCGTCGTTTTTGCCGTTATGATACACTAATTAGTATGGTAGCTGATCCTCTTAGAACGGGATTAGTTACTGCAGTTAGCGCATTCGGATCTCATCCGGATATTTATTATGCGGCAAACTTTTATACAAATAAACCAAATTCAGCACATTCATTTTCTACACTCATTACGCGATTATATGCATTTTGGACTGGTTCGATTCGTTGGAAATTTATACCTTTCACCGATAGAACTAAGAATCTACAAATGATCGCGACTTATGCTTTTACATCGAATGGCTTTAACCCACCAGCCACCGATGATCTCACTGCGTACCCCGCGTATATTACGAATAATTCGCAAGACTCTTCTGTAGAAGTAGAATTGCCATTTTATTCGCCATATACGCAGCTTTTAGCGCAGGATGACCCCGCTGCAACAGCATATGACCAAGGCATTTATACCCCAGGTTATGTGCAGTTGCAGGCATCAGCATCAACAGGTGTTTTTACGGATAATTCCGTGAGAATTACTGCATACCATGCAATTGGAAATGATGTTGCTTTCAGATTTTTGGTCGCCCCTCCGGTGACATATGAACCTGAAGCACAAGTATGAACAATTGCAAAACGAACTACGGTCCCTGTTACATTGATCTTCTGCACAATATGGTATTGTGTATTGGGTAGTTATGTAATATACCACCAATGGACTCGAGAGAAATCTCGTTTTATGGTTTAATGGAAGAAGAACCTCATGCGTACAATGGATGTACGGTGAGGGTTCTTCATGAGGACTAGCTTTATCTCTGTACGACTCGGACGGATGTCGTTACCCGGCCCTAGCTTATGCTTTGACGTTGACCCTGATTCCGGCCTTGAGTGGCTATATCAGACGGACGTTTTAAAGTAGGCTAGGTGTTCGCTCTTGCGCTCCTAGTAGACAATCTTACTTTGATAAATGTTGGACGAATCTCAACCGGCTTCGTCTAGGTGCTATCGCAGCTTCCTAGTAATGTACCACTGCATAACGATGTCTGACCGGTAGTGAATTTTAACATGGATCAA